GAGGTTGAGTGTGATCTCGTTTGCCATGTTAGAAGTTCTCGCTCAAGAGATTGAAGTCTGCGAATCCTGCGAATGGTTGGACAAGATCGACGAACTCTGCACGATGAATACCTTGCGTGTCTTCCTTTGTCACGACCTGCCTCAACTGGTTTCTCTTTGGGCTTTGGATGAGATGAAACGCTTCATCCTGTCGGAAGCGATGCGTGATCTGGTATTTCTCGATTCCGATTCGATTCGCAGTCGCGCCCGTATAGAGAACCTGTCCGATCGGTGCGCCTTGAAATTGCGTGAGATTGCGACGGCCTCGCGCCTGACGAATCAGAAGACTTCGATCGGGGAAACTCGCACCGGAGACAGTCTCGACGATCGTCAGATCAGACATTCGCACAAGAACGGAAAGAGGCTCTCCCGCTTTGTCAATCTTTGTTCCGCCGCAGTCCTGTCCGTTCTGCGTTCCGAATTGAGGGATCGTCGGATTCAAACGCCAGACATCGCGGAACTCTGCCGCATAGTCGACGGTAATCTGAACGTAACCTTCCTCTTGCGGAAGTTGGCCCGTGAATTCTGTGTTCTCGTAGTTGAAAGTCACTTCCCAAACATTCCGCATATCGGGAACGTGAGAGATCGAATACGAAGTGCAGTAGACGACCTTCTCGTCTGGAAATCTCGAACCAACCGAAGGAAGCCCATTTCCGAAATTGTCGCGAACTCCTGCCGGAGTTTCAATCGGCGAAGCATCGTCCCAACAACGAAACTTCCTCGATGCCGTGACCTTGCCACCAGACTCCGAGTAGTTTCGCGTCTCCTGAAGTTCGACGTATTCGAAAGCCATCAGACGAATCCTCCGCCAGAGCCACTCGTCGCGAGTTGCTCAAGTGCCTTCACCATGCGCTCATCGTTGCGCTTCTTGTCGGAGTCTGGATACGCATCGAATCGGAAAGTACCGAGCGCGGTATTCGCGCCGGTAATGCCTGCGGCCTGCGATGAGATGCGCTCCGATTCGATTCGAGCGGATTCTTCCATCATTCGAATACGCTCTGTGTTTGCCTTGTCGAGAGCGCGAGCGGCCTCCTGATCGGCCTTCTCCTGCTCACGCTGCGCCGCTTTCGAGGCATCGGCCTCGGCCTTCGCAATCGCATCCGCTGCGCGTGTCTCTTCCGCGATTCGAGCCTCGGCAGCGGCCTTGTCTGCGGCCTTCTGCTTGTCGAGTTTGTCGCGAGTCTCGTCTGCGTTCGATTGGATCTTCGCTTCATACAGTCGACGAATCGCGTCAGCCTGCGCTTCGTTCGCGGCATCGGCGACTCGCAATTCCATTTCGGTCTGAAGGCGTTCCTCTTCGTTTAAGCCTCGAAGGAAGATCGCGCGTTCCGCTTGGCCCGTGCGCTCCAACTGGCGCATTTGTGCCTCGAACTCCGCCGCGCCTGCCTCCTGCTCAAGCCCGAAAGTCTGGCGAGCCTCTGCTTCTTGCCCCTGCGCGATCTTGCGCTGACGATCCGCGCGAGCCTGCGCGTCTGCGAGTTCCTGCTCGACGCGCTCGGCAAACTGTTCATTTGTCTCCGCGCCGAAAGCATTCATCAACGACGTACCGATCGCCGTTCCGATTCGGTAGGCCGCGCCGATGATCGGCGTAGACTTCGCGAGGCCATCGAGCGCGGAGCCGATGCCTTCCTCTCCGGCTCGCTCCGCGAAATCCGCAACTCGATCGAGGAGTTGAATCGGATTGAGGAAGCCCTCGATCTTCTTCGAGACGCTTCCTGCGCTCTTCTGTAGCCATCCGCCGAACTTCGACTCATACTGCTTCGCTGCGCCTTCGGCTGACGCTGCGGCCTTTGACTCTGCCTCGACGAGATCGCGCTCCATTGCGGAGTAGTTCGCGCGAACGTCGATGTAAATGTCGCCGCCTTTCATGTGATGCTCCGCTCCACATATCGTCGCGCCCAGTCGCGGGAATCAGTGGGCGCGTCTGACTTCGACTCGTAGCCTTTCAAGCAAAGCATGAGATGTCGATCGAATTCGGCGCACGTCAGATCGAGCGGATTCCCAAGCCCTGCGGCAGTTCGTGCGATGAGATGCGCCTCCGCGAGATAGTCACGCGGCATCGGCTCGCGCGGAGGCCCAGTCAGTTTCCCGCTTGCTTCTCTTCTCGATCGTCTCCACCGAATCCGAGCGCACGGAGCGCGATCTCCGTCGCTCGCTTCGCGTCGACCGAATCCGCGATCAACTCGCCAAACTCGCTCGCGGCGCAGAGAACGCGCAAGGAGCCTGCGAGCGTGTAGCAGTCAAGAACTAGGGCCGAAGCGACGAGAGCGTCTCTGCGAGCCTTCTCGACGGCCTGAAGCGAAACGGGAAGGCCTGCGATCTCCGCTGCCTTCCGCGCTTCGCTTGCTCGAATGTCTGCGAGTTCGTTCGTGAGCGCGATACGCTGACGAACGGTCAAAGGTCGAATTGCGACGACGCGACCGTCTGGAAGCGTCTCGTTCCAAGGATGAACCATCAGTCCCTCTTCTTCGTTTTGAGATGTGCGAGAAACTCGTCGCCGTTGACGACGAGAGATCGATCGGAAGCGCGGCGAACTGTATACGAATCGAGATCCGCGAGACTGACTTCGCTCGCATTCATCGCGACTCGGACTGCCGCTTCCTCTTCGAGTCGTCCTCCGCTGATTCGACGCGAAATCGTTCGGCCTTGCTTCGTGACGAGAGTCACGATCCAGTCTGCATCGGAAGGCCGGAAGAGAGGAATGACTTCAGTAGCGGAAAGACTCATGCGATCAACCAAGTGACAACGGGAGCCGCGCCGTCCGCGTTCTCGAAGTTGACCGTCATCGTCGTGTCGCCAGTCTTCGTTGAATTGAACGCGAACGATGAGAAGACGCAGTTCGATGTGATCTTTGCATCGTTCGTGCTGTCATAGAGCGTCAGGCTCAATGCAGGCCGCGTAGTCGTCGTGTCCTGCGACGAGACGAGAATGAGATTCGTGTGGCTCGTCGAAGTGCCTGCCGTCGAATCGATACCGACGATGGCATTCAGCGAGCCAGTCAAGTCGAGCATACCGAGACGCTTCCGCTGTCCAGTATCTCCGAAGGCCGTCAAAGTCGAGACGGGACGCGAGAGCGTCGCGGCGAAACTCTGCACCTTGAAAAAGGTCTGGACGGCCGTCGTCGTTCCGATCGTGTAGGAGACGTTTCCGTCGTTTCCGATGAGATATGTATCGATTGCCATGAGGTTTCCTTATGTGTCGTGCGCGACGAATCGCCACCGCTCAATCATCGTCCAACCATCATCTGCGAATGATGGCACACCGCGCTCGATGCGAACTCCGCGAAGCGCGTCAAAACCCGTGACCGTCATTGGAGTCGAGAATGCCGTCGCGAGGCCGTCCGAGATTGTGTACGCATCGATTCCGTTCTCGTTGCCGTACTGAATCGCGAACTCGATCTCGACTTCGTGCCGCGTGATCGCGCCGAAGAATGGAGTCGTCCTCACAGTCGCCGTGTAGACGAGAAGAGGAAGATTCGCATTCGCAGGCGCGGAGTTGTAGTAGATCCGAGACGAGAGCGCAGTCGCGATCGAGGTCGTCGCATAGAGCCGAGTCTTCACTGCGTCGAGGATTGCTTTGCTCATGGAGTCCTCGCGAATTGCTTCTTGATCGCGATCTCGAAGAATCTCACGGAGATCTTTGATATCTGCGGAAGCGTAGGCTTGATGTAAGGCCGAGGCTTCATTCTTCGAGTTCCGAATTCGAGCATTGGTGCATATGGAACATTGCTTCCATATCGAAGCACGACCGATCGGCCATCTTCAAAGATATTCGCGAATCCGTCTGGACGATTTCCAACTGTCTCGACGCTCCACGAAGCACGAAGGCGATTCGTATTCACCGCAGGAGGTTGTCCCGGAAGCGATGCGCGATGGTAGCCACGCGCTCGGAGATTCCGACCTTTCGCGCTCCCCTTCGCGACGCGATAGAGAAAACCCATTCCGGGCCGCGAAAGTTGACGGCGAACAAGACGAGAAGAACCGACGAGCGTCGCATTCATGCCTTCTCGTAAACCGACTCGCATCGTTTCGAGAATCGCATCATGGTTGAACTTCGCGCCGCTCATTCGTTGATCTCTCCTTATGCGCCGCCGAGTTCTGCGTTTGGCTCAACTTCTACGCAGTCAACGACCGTCATATTCAGCGAAGGCCGTGCGCCAGTTTGCCCGAGTTCCGCAGGATTCACGACACCCGTGACGCGCCATTGCCGAGTTGTCAAACTTTCCGAGTCGTGAATTTCGTAGTCGATGCCGATCGTGAGTGCGCCGACGAAGTAAATCGTCGCGGAAGTTCGGCCTTCGTATCGGCCTTGAATGACTGGCTCGCTTTGTGAGGCAGGCTGAATGAATCCAGTCGCCGTAAAGACGCGGCCATACTGACGAGAGATCGATCCGTCCGATTCGACCGTGTATGCCGGAAGACGAATGTACAGCGTCATTCCAAACTGATTCACAAGCGTCTCGATGCTCAACGGAGCCTCCGATACGAATCGAGAACCAACTTCGTCGACGAGTCGAGATCCGACACAGATCGAAGCGAGTACGAATATCCGCCGAGCGATTCGCTCTGAAGGTTCGGATCTCGCTTCCGCGAGTTCAGGAGACGAGATGCCATCTCGATCGTCGCCTGCTGAAGATCGTATGGAATCACTCCGTATCCGCCTTCATAGTCAACAAAGAACGAACGATACTGCGTCAGCGTAGGGCCGTAAATGATTCCCCTCGCATCGTCGATCATGTAGTCGGTCAGCGAATCAGTCGGAGCCTGAAGGTAGATCGTCTTCTGCTTGAGATCCGCTCCTGCGATCTTGCGAAGGTACTTCGTCGGCAAATTCAAGACCGCGCTCGCCGAGAATCCAGTCACGCCAGAGATCGCCGCCGCAAGCAGATTCGTCGACGGATAGGTTGCGAACACGGTTTCGATCGATGTCTCGACTCCAGACGAATTGATTCGATGGAGATGCACGTGATCGCTATCGACTCCGATCGTCACGGAGATATCGCTCGCAACTGTCGATTGAACGGAGATAGCATTGTCGTAGCCTACTCCGACAAATCGAACGTGCTCGACTGGATTGTGCTTCAGCGCAATTCGATCCGCGCCGTATGTGTCGTGCCACTCGTAGTATCGCTGCGA